TTGGGGGTTGGAGGTAAGCGGTAGTTTCACGGGTGATATTGACGATTTTGAGGTGGTGCAGATTACCGCAGATGGACATGTAACAACTTGGTACGACCAAACGGGCAACGGCAACGATGCGACCAACTCGACCGAATCCGAGCAGCCACTTGTCGTGAGTGCAGGGACATTGGTTGAAGAGAACGGCAAGGCGGCAATTGACTTTGATGGGGTGGATGATTTACTCGACATTGGGCAGTCCATAGACCTTTATAGCTTGGCTTCCGAGTGGTCTATTTTTATGGATTCCAAGATTCAAGACTACACGCTGCAAACATTTCAAAATTCAATAATTAATGATAGTAGTGTTGGCTCACCTGACCAGCCTATGCGTATTTTATATAGAGATACAGCCGATATATATTTTACAAATAATGCGGCTACTACAACATTATCACTTGCTTCAGCAACACAAAGAAGTTTAATTGGTTTTATCAAACGAAGTAGTGATGTAGTTATAAGTATTAATGGCTCATCTACGAGTGGTACAAAAGGTTCAACAGATTTCACGAGTGGATTAGAAAACACAGTTATTGGGAATTCTCCAAATGGCACTTCTCGTCCCGCAAAACTTAAAACTGCTGAATTAATAATCTTCGACTCCGAGCAATCCGCAAACCTTGGAACGGTTACAACGGGCGGAGGCACGGGCATCGAGGGGAACATTAACACCTATTTCGACATCGTATGAGTTGGTACATAGGAACACGCGAAGAGGTTGAGCAGTACAACCAAAAGGTAAACGAGGCGAAGCAGTACAAAGGGAGCATCACAAGCAACTGGGCGAACCCACGGCAACACCCTGACGGGAGCAAGTGGGCGATCGTTGCGAACAACTCCATCGAGCCACAAGAGGATTCAAATCTTATCTTTGAAGTTCAGCTCTCGGACGACTGGACGCCCGAGGTAGAACTCTAAAAAATGGCGAACCTCTTTGACTCCGCGAGCCTCCTGCTCGTCGCATCTGCATTCAAATCAGCAAAGGCTTACAGCGTTATTCCGACAGACGGAGACGGAGACTTCACCTTCGCCAGAGCTGCGACAACCTCACGGACGAAGAGCGACGGCACAACGGAGACAGGTATCGCCACGAACGTCCCCGCCCTCCACTACGGCACAGCGGGCGACCCCGAGACGTGTCCCTCCTTCCGCGTTGAGAACAGCACAGCAGCCGCGACCTTCACCCTCTCGAACATTGTGACGAACAGCATCCTCACAGGAACGGCAGGGACGCTGATGCTCGAGGGCAAGATACCCGACAGCGTGACGGGGTTCATCGACATCGGCTTGAGTTCCGACTTCAACAACAACCGCCTGCGCACCCTCAACACAGGCTTCAGCGTAGTGCAGGGAGGCTCGGTCGTCTCCTCTGATGGGACGATCTTCGACAGCGATGGGACGCATATCGTGACACGGATCGCAGTCTCTTGGAGTGGAGCAGGGGATGCAGCAACAGCCACGCCCACCATCCTGATGAGCCAGAACGGAGCGACCAAGACCCACAGCATCACCGAGTGGAACGATGCGAGCTACTTCGACGAGATACGCATCACAGGAAAGAGCAGCGACGACAGCGACGAGATCAAGGTCTTCGCCCTATGGGACACCGCCCTCACGCAGACCGAACTGAACACAATCACAAGTGCCGGGTAAGAGCGACGAGATACGCCTCCACCTCATCAGGGAGCAGGAGGACGAGTGGCAGACCACAGGACGGCTCGAAGATCGCAACGGCATCGAGGTCGCCAAGACTCTGGAGCTGCCGTGGCGCAACAACGAGCGCAACATCTCACGCATCCCGGGCGGCACTTATCCCGTCATCAAGCACATCTCCCCGAAGTTCGGGCAGTCTTTTTGGCTGCAAGACACAGGCAGCCGCAGTCAGATACTAATTCACGCCGGAAATTATCACAGAGATACCCACGGCTGCATACTTGTGGGCGAGGGACTTAAGGACATCAATGGCGACGGCCACCTCGATGTGTACAATTCACGCAACACAATCACCAAGTTGCTGCGGGCTTTGCCTCGTAAATTTGCAATGAAGATCACAACAATCGGAAAAGATGAAATTTGATCTGGACGAGATAGGCATCAACATCGGGCTAATGATCGGGGGATTTTTTGGCAGCCTCATCACCATCAAGAAGAAGCGCGACCTCAAGGAGCAGCTCTTGAGCGTAGTCACCGGCACAATGTCGGCCAACTACCTCGCCCCTGTTCTTATCGACTGGCTGAACTTGACAGGCTCTTCACAATACGGCACGGCCTTCATCGTGGGCTTCGGAGGGCTGAAGATGGTCGAAGCCTTCTACCACAAGTTTTTCGATAAGGTCACAAAGTGAACAAGCAGCGATTCATCGGGGAGCTGATTCAATGGCTTGTGATCGCCCTACTCGCCTTCGCTATGTTCGCATGGATTGAGGTCAGGTTCTTCCTCCCGACCCTTGAGCGCGACATTGAGAAGGTCATTCACCACGACACCATCTACATCGTCAAGGGGGACACTCTGCACCCCTAAAAAATGAACCCTTGTTACCAAGTGTACGAGGATGGGAGTCTCTTCCTTGTGTACTTTTGCCTGCACCAATACGCCCCCGATGATGACAAGGTTCTCTACTTTCAAATCCCGCCTGCATATTCCTGACTCCGACATCATCAAGGTGCTGATCCTGATTACAGCCATCTGCATCCTGTCGCTCACCTCCTGCTCCGCGAACTGGCACTTGAAGAGAGCCATCGCCAAAGACCCGAGCATCATTCAGCCGCCAGAGGTGGAGATCGTGGACACGACCATCATTATCGAAGAAATTCGCGCAGAGACGACGTTTGTGTCGCTTCCGATGGATACCATCACAATTGAAAAAGAACGCCTTAGAATCAAGATAAAGCGCATTCACGACACTCTGGTGGTCGATGGTGTCTGCATGACCGACACGATCCGCATCGTAGAGGAGGTGGAGCTTCCTCCTGTCATTAAGTATGAGCCGCGCCCGACGTGGCAGAGCATCCTCGCGTGGCTGTTGGCCGGGCTGTTTGCTTTTAAGATTATCCAGAGAGCGATCGACCGCTTCCTCGGGGCGTAAATTTTTGCCCCTCCCCTTTTTTTTATTTGCATATGTGCAAAAGAGTTTTATATCTTGCGCTCGTCAAAACAATCAACACCATGAAAACACTATTCGAACGGCTACGGCCAGAGCAGCGCAAACGCCTGCAAGAACTCAAGAACGAGATGCCCTTCGTGCAGGAGGGGCTCGTGAAAACGCTCCAACAGAACACTCTCATCATCAACGTCCCCTTCGGAGATGTGATTGACATCGTGCGCTTGATAGGTGCGCCAGAGATGTCCATCGGTGACGGCATCACAGCGATATACGACTGCTTTGAAGACATTGACAAAACAGGCGACGATCCGGGCCTTCAATCGGATCACAACGCTCAAACAACCAACACATGAGCAATTTCTCTTTTATCCCAGAGGGGCACAAGATGCCCTCGAGCAAAGGACGCTACACCAAAGTCAAGGAGGGCGAGACCCTAAAGCTCCGCGTCTTATCGCTTCAGATAGTCGACGGCTTCACCCGTTGGACGAACGACAACAAGCCCATCAGGTGGCGCAATGGCGAGGACGAGCCTGCGGGCTTTGACTTCAGAGAAGGCGACAAGGCAAAGTACTTCTGGGCACTCGTCGTATGGAACTACGAGACCGAGCAGTCAGAGGTGTGGGAGATCACACAGAAGAGCATCCTCGACTCCCTGCGCAACTACGCGACGGACGAAGACTGGGGTCATCCAAATGCGTACGACCTCAAAATCTCACGCACTGGGGCAGGGCTCGAAACAAGCTACGCCCTCACCGCGCTGCCACACAAGGCAATGGCGAAGAAGGTCGAGGACGCGATGAACACCGACTTCCCCGACGTTCACGCGCTCTTCACAGGCGACGATCCGTTCCAAGCTGCGAAGTGATGGGGGCGAGTCGCGAGCTATTCATCAAGGAGCGGGAGGCCAATGCTTCCCGCCACGATGAGGACTACCAGTATTTGCAATGGAGTCTCCAGAAACAGAAATCAAACAAGGCCGGGAGGCCAACCAACCCAAAAAGAAAGAAATGAACTACAACCCAAAACCAATCGAGAGAGAAAAGATCGAGGACGCCATGATGTACATGATCGACCAAGTCGAGAAGGGCAACACAGAGGCTGTTCAAACGTTCCTCGACCTACGGCAAATCGAGCAGATCGCGAAGTATTGCCAGAAGCAAATCGAAGAGCAAACGATCGCAGAGGTCAATGACAACCACGGGCGAATAGATCGCGGCAACCTCATCATCGAATCACGCAGCAGCGCGGGGCGGTGGAAGTTCACCGACGACGCTCACGCGGCACTCAAGCAGCAGCTCAAGGACGCGGAGGAATTGCGCAAGCAAGCGCACAAGCTCCACCTGAAGGGCAGCGAGGTGATCGACCCAGAGACGGGCGAGATCGTACCGCCTGCGGACTACACCCCCGGCAAAGACAGCATCTTCATCTCTAAAGCACGGAAGTCATGAAAGTAAGAGCAGGATATGTATCAAGATACACCAACGCATTACAAGACTTGAAGTCTTCAAGCGGACATTGTTTAAAAGTGGAAGGGTTTTCTAAACACCATAAAATCACCACCTCTTTTTTGTCAGCCTGCACCCGCATGGGAATTGTAACAAGGCACAGAAGCGCAACACAAGATGGCAAGGTGTATATATGGACAAATAAGTTTGAGCCTATTCCATCAACTGCTGTACAACTGGCAAAACTTATGGCAGAGCATCAGAGGGAAACGTCTAAAAAACGAGCATTAACAACCCAGACATCTCTGGATGTGGACAATGCTGATGCAAAGAGGCATGCAACAGCCTCAAGTCAGAAGCCAAAACCCAAAGCTCAACGCAAGAAACGAGCCCCGAAGCGCGCGGAGCGAGAGCAGAAGAGTATCTCGATTCTGTGGGGCATGATATCAATCAAATACTGAAAGCCATGATAAGAAGATCACTCATGTCCAAGCTCTCGGACACCGACCGCCAGAAGGTCGAGAAGAGCGAGAACAGCACCATCGTGCTCCCTGCCCTGCGCACCCACTCCTTCGCCATGCACCTGACCATCCTCGAGGCGGTCATGGTCTGGCAGATCATCAAGGGCGGCAACGTGCGCTTCGACTTTGTTGAATTTGCAAACCTATTCGAAACGCCATGATACAGCCGATACTTTTGACCATCGCCCTGTGCTCCGTGATCTTCTTCTTCTGCAAGGAGGTCAGGAGACTGGCTGCCGACATTCGTGACATCTACAAAGACGCGGACGAATGAGCGACAACAAAACAGAAGACAGGTCTGAATATTACAAGTGGGCAGATGAATGGGAGGAGGACTTCGTCTTGAAGTATGGAGCGCAGTTCAACATCATCATCAACCCTGCCAAAGCAAAGGAAAAAACTGCCCCGGACTTGTATATGCTAAAGAAGCACACAAGCGCAGACCTCAAGTCTTTGCAGAAGCCATTCTACAAGAGTCAGCAAATATGGGGCGTCCCCGCGCAACATTCGTGGCAGATCAACTGGTCAGACTTGTTTGAATACTCTCTGAAGCATCCGGATCAATTTGGAATATTTATCTGGAAAAGGTTCAAGGATTCGGAGGAGTATGGAGTTAGAGTCTATGCCGAGGAGGCTGTTTACTATACGTCCCTTTTTCTCTTGAAGTCAATAGTCGCAAGATCAGGCAAGCTTCACAAGTACATAAGAAGGAGGAACGACACAAATGGAAATTCAATCGACAGCTTCATTGTGGACTTGAGGCGATTAAAAAACATCACACACATCTACGACCATGATTGAAATCAGACAAAAAGCCGAGCGCAAGTTCTGCAACATCGGAGCACTCTGGTACATCTTCCGGAAGCTGCTCTTCGCCCGCGAGGTGGAGGTGCTGATCTACTTCCCCGACGACATGAAGAACGCGCACATCAGCGAAAAGCGAGCCTACAAATGGAAGCCCATCCTCGGCTTTCAGGGGAGGGGAAGGAGTCAGGACATCTGCTTCAGGGCAACCTCCGAGGGGCGCGTCTTCGAGACGGCCAAGACCTACGAAGACGAGCGGGGGCGATTGTTGGGCGTGCAGGAGCTCAAGGCGAGCGCATCCAATGAGATACCCGTCAAGGCGTACATGATGAGCCGCAGGCGGGGAGAGTGGCTGCCGATCCTCCCGCTGCACCCATACCCGAGCACATCTTTTCGCTATCGCGTGGCGATCAGGCGCGTCAGGTAGTATCTTTGCGATGTATTCACCTCTCCACCTCTGCGTGAATATGCGATATGATCAAAGCCCTATCTGGGGAGGCACGAAGTGGAGAGCGTGCTGACCCGGGTGGGGTTTTTTATTTGAATGAAAATTACCATGAGTAAACTCCGCAGCGTGGCCACCTCCATCTGGTCTGATCCCTTCATCGAAGATTGCAGCGTCTCCGAGAAACTGCTTTTCATCTACCTACTGACGAACGAAAAGACGAACATGCTCGGCATATATGAGGCCAGTATCAAGAAAATCGCCTTCGAGACGGGCATCAACAAGGCAGATGTCGAGAAGGCTTTGAAACGCTTTGAAAGCCTTGGGAAGGTTAAGCACTCCGGCAACTATGTCGTGTTGGTGAATTTCCTGAAGCACCAGAGCTTTAACCCGAACATGAAGAAGTCAGCAATCGATGTCTACCTGTCTCTGCCCGAACATCTTAAAATTCAAGGGTTTGATCCTGACAGAGAGAACCATTTAGAAGCCTTTGAAAGCCTTTCGAAGCATTTGGGAATGCTTCCGAAAATAGAAGTAGAAGAGGAAGGTGAAGGTGAAGGTGAAGATGAAAAAGAAAACATCGAGATTTTTTTGCCTTTTGAGACTGACACATTCAAGGCTCAATGGCAGCTCTGGAAGCAGTACCGCAAACAGCAGCACCGCTTCACATACAAAAGCCCCGCCTCGGAGCAGGCAGCACTCACCGAACTGGGCAAGATGTCCGGCAGTCAGGAGAAGAAAGCCATCGCCATCCTCCACCACACGATGGCGCACGGGTGGAGGGGCTTCGTCGAACCAAAGCCAGAAGAGAGCAGCAGCAACATGATCAACGTCGCAGATATATGAACTCGGACATCTACAAAAATTGGCTGCGTACATTGTCGCCCAAAGATTTGCGCACGGAGGAGCACAACCTCAAGTTCATCATCCGCGAGATGATCAGCACCGAGGCGCGGCACATGGCAGAGGTCAAGCTCCGTAAATTGAAATACATAAAAAGCCAAACATGAACCAACTTGCACCACTCACCGCTGACATTGTAGCGGCCAAACAAGGGCAGCAGATGAGCTCCCTGAACGATGACGACCTCGGGGCGTTCCTGCGCGATGAGGTGAAGAAAGCCCTGAACAGACTGGGGAGAAAACAGATCGACCCCGACGTGCTCAAGATAGCCGTCGAGGACATCGCCAACGACCTCCGCACGAAGTACCGCATCCTCACGATCGAGGAGGTGAGCATCGCCTTCCGGGAGGGGGCGCGAAGGAACGAGGAGCACCTCTTCAGCTCCCGCACCCTCGCCCAATGGCTCGAGACGTACATGAAGGAGATCAGGGTGAAGGCGTTCGACCACAGCATCAAGCCAAAGAAGGCACTCCCGCAGGAGACATTCGACCGAGACGAGTTCATTCTGAAAGCCTTCGACCGCTTCAACATCGGAGGCGGGCTGTATGGTGCGGAGCGGCTTTACCATCATCTGGAGAAGATGGGCAAGATCGACATGACCACCATCGAGAAGTGGCAGGCACTCAAGGACACGATCGAGAAGGAGATGGAGGACACGGCCAACTGCGTGAGCAATCCAGTTCTCCGGAATGCAGCACGCAAACGGATGGACGAGCTCAAGGTGGCGAAGCTCGAGCCGACGAAGGCCGAGGAGTGGATCAGGGTGGCAACGATGCGCCACATCGTGGAGAGCTACTTCCGCAAGTGTTACCTGTCAAAAGTGTCTCCAGTATGAAACAAGATGAAAGCCGCCTTCAGATGGCCTGCGTGAAATGGTTTCGGATGCAATACCCGCAGCATCGCAAGCTCCTCTTCTCTGTCCCGAACGGAGGCTTCCGAAACATCGCCACAGCCAAGCGCATGAAGCTCGAGGGCGTGGTGGCAGGAGTGAGCGACCTCATCCTCTTGATCCCCTCCCACGACTTCCACGGCCTCTGTATCGAAATGAAGACACCGAAGGGACGGCAGACCGACCATCAGAAGGCATGGCAGACCCATGTCGAGGCTCATGGTTATATTTACGCCCTCGCCAGATCGGTCGAGGACTTTCAGAACATTGTCAGCGATTACCTAAACCAACAAACGAACGCATGAACATCAGCGAAAAATTCACAGACAAGCAGCTCTTCCACTTCGCCCTCCGGGTAAAGTGCGAGCAGGATGATATACCGCCCGAGGAGGTGGTGATGAAGACGCGCAAGAGGCACATCGTCGAGGCGCGGATGATGATCAGCAAGCTCCTCCTGAAGGAAGGGCTCACGCTCTCCGAAATCGCCCGCTTCCTGAACAAAGACCACGCGACCATCATCCACTACCGCAACCTCCACGACGATCTCATGAAGACGGATGCGAAGTACAAGCACAAGTTCGACAAGCTCGTCAGCGCGTTCCGCTATGAGATAGTGACAGGCGACGCGCAGCAATGGCGCGATTTTGTGGACAAGGCCAATGAAGCATACGACGAGCACGGGTGGGGCGTGGAGATGCTTCAGTTCCTCTACGAGATGAAGAAGGCATAAGTGGCACAATTCGAGAACGAGCGACCCGTCGGCAAGCGTCTGGACTTCTACGCACGCGAAGAAGCCAACAAGATGCAGGCCTACCTCATCTGCGCAAAGACCGCCCGCAAGTTCTCAAGGATGTTCACAGCGGAGGAGTACAAGATCAGGCGCATCGCCAACTCGGGCGCACCGATTTCATTCGAGGAGTTCAAGGAGCACGTTCGCGCTCGAATTGATAACTTTGAGATTTCAAGGGTGCACCACCTCCACGACCTCATCGAAGAGGGCAAGAAGACGGAAGCCATTGACTATTTTTTCACATCAAGAAAAGCATGGATAACAAACCAACCGGACTCGGAGATACTATCGAAAAGATCACGGAGGCGACGGGGATAAAGCAGGTCATCAAACGCTTCACGAAGGCCACAGGCATCGACTGCGGCTGTGACAAGCGCAAGGAGATACTGAACGAAATGTTCCCATATCAGAAGCCCGCCTGCATGAACAGAGCACAGCACTCCGTCTGGCAGGAGTTCAAAGAGAACAGAGGGCAGAAGATCACAAGCCCCGAGCAGGAGATGGTGGCGCGGATGCACTCCGACCTGTTTCACCACAAGTTCACAAAGCCCTGCACCTGCTCCCCCAAGAAGTGGAACGAATGGATCAGAGACATCGACCGCATTTTTGACACCTATGGAAAGACGACCACTAAAGACGCTTAAGGCGAACCCCAACAACCCGAGGGTCATCAGGGACGAGAAATTCAAGAAGCTCGTGAAGTCGATTAAGGAGTTCCCCGAGATGCTCGAGGCTCGCCCCGTAGTCGTGAACCCCGACATGGTTGTCTTGGGTGGCAACATGAGGCTGAAGGCACTCCGCGAGGCAGGGGTCGAAGAAGCTCCCGTGTACATCGCTTCGTGGGATGAGGTGAAACAGCGGCAGTTCATCATCAAAGACAACGTCGGCTTCGGGGAATGGGATTGGGACGCGCTCGCCAACGAGTGGAACGAGGAAGAGCTCCAAGATTGGGGGCTTGACATTCCGGGCTTCGAGGAGATGCAGGAAGTGCTCGAGGCAGAGGAGGACGACTTCGATGTCCCCGACGAGATCAAGACCGACATCGTGCCGGGCGACCTGTTCGAGATAGGAGAGCACCGCCTGCTGTGCGGGGATTCGACGGACTCCGACCAAGTATCCAAGCTGATGGACGGGGAGAAGGCCGATCTTGCTCACAACGACCCTCCCTACGGGATGAAGAAGGAGAAAGACGGAGTGCTGAACGACAACCTCAACTTCACCGCGCTGCTTTCTTTCAACGAGGACTGGATACCTCTTCAGCTTTCACACCTCAAAGAAAACGGCTCTTGGTATTGTTGGGGCATAGACGAGCCTCTCATGGACATCTACTGCTTCATCCTGAAGCCATACATTCAAGACAGCAAGGCGACCTTCCGAAATCTGCTGACATGGGACAAAGGGAATGGACAAGGGCAAAATTCAGATGGCACACGGATGTTTGCAACTGCGGACGAAAAATGCCTATTCATAATGATGGGCAAGCAAAGTATGGTTCAGAACAAGGACGAATTTCCAGAAGAGTGGAGGCCACTTTTGCAATACTTTGTGCAGGAGAGAGAGAAAATGGGGTGGACAACGAAACAAGTGATCGAGATCACAGGTAAAACAAGTGCGTCTCATTATTTCACCGAGTCACAATTCATGCTTCCAACAAAGGAGCACTACGAAAAGATGCAAGACGCGGCACAGGGAAAAGCATTTACCAGACCTTTCATCCGATTAGAAAAAAAAGGCTTTGCAAGCACAAGTGGCGGCAGTTCTATTCTGTCCGAGTTCTACGAGAACCGCGCATACTTTGACAACACCCACGACAACATGAACAACGTGTGGCACTTTGAGAGGCATCAAAGGGCAGGAGATGAAGGAGGACACGCAACACCAAAACCCATCCCACTATGTGAGAGGGTAATCAAAAGCAGTTGCCCTCCTGATGGTCTTGTTATTGATTCCTTCCTCGGCAGCGGCTCGACAATGGTGGCAGCTCATCAGCTCGGGCGCAAGTGCTACGGGATGGAGCTCGACCCCAAATACTGCCAAGTGATCGTGGACAGGATGCACAAGCTCGACCCCTCGCTCCAGATCAAGCGCAACGGCCAACCCTACGAGCCAAATGATTAGAAAAAGATAAGATGCCGAACCCCGAAAACCTACGACCCGCGAAGAAGGGCGAAATCCGAAATCCGAAGGGCAAGCCCAAAGGAACACGCAACCGCAGCACCATCGCTCGCGAGTGGCTCGAGGTGACGCAGTACATTACCAACCCCATCACAGGGGAGAAGGAGAAGCTGGAGCAGCAGGACATCATGACCCTCGGCATCATCAAGAAGGCAAGGGAGGGCGACGTGAACGCATACAAGGCATTGATGGATTCAGCCTACGGCCAACCGCTTCAGCAGATACAGCAGGAGGTGAGTAAAATTGACGAGATCGAGATCGTCATCAGAGAGGCCGATGACTTTTGAAAGCACGCCTTGAGACGTCCGGCCTGTTCAGGAAGAACCTCGAGGCCACCGAGTCCATCGTCGTCAATCAGGGCGGCAGCCGATCGGGGAAGACCTACTCGATCCTTCAGGTGCTCATCATCAAAGCGCACCAGACCACAGGCAAGACCTTCACAATCGCAAGGAAGACCCTCAAGTCTTTACGCTCCACAGCGATGCGCGACTTCTTCGAGATACTGGAGAAGGCGCAGATGTACGACCAAAGCCTCCACAACAAGTCGGACAACATCTACTTCATCAACGGCAACCGCTTCGAGTTCATGGGGATGGACGACCCCCAGAAGAAGAGAGGAGCGAAGAGACACATCCTCTTCTGTAATGAAGCGAACGAACTGGCGAAGGAAGACTTTCTTCAGCTCGAGCTCCGAACGACCGAGCAGATATTTATCGACTTCAACCCGTCGGACGAATACCATTGGCTCTACGAGGACGTGATCCCTCGGGCGCACTTCATCAAGAGCACATACCGAAACAACCCCTTCCTCGATGCCCTCACCATTCAGCGCATCGAACGGCTCAAGGAGACAGACCCACAAGCGTGGCAAGTTTATGGCCTCGGGGAGCGAGCGATCAGCCGCGACAACGTCTTCACCTTCGACGAGCGCGACATCCCGAAGGAGGCGAAGCTGATGTCGATGGGCATGGACTTCGGCTTCACGAATGACCCGACCGCATTCGTTGAGGTCTGGCAGCAGGGGGACGACGTATGGATCAAGGAGCGCATCTACCGCACCGACATGACGAACCAAGACATAGGGAGGGAACTGAAGAACCTCAACATCGACAGGCGCGACATCATCTACTGCGACAGCGCAGAGCCCAAGAGCATCGAGGAGCTGCGGAGGATGGGGTGGAACGTGCGCCCCGCAGACAAGGGCAAGGACAGCGTGAACGCGGGCATCCAACTGATGAAGACCTTCAAGATTCACGTCGAGCCCTCAAGCACCAACCTCATCAAGGAGCTGCGAAACTACAAGTGGACGAAGGACAAGGACGGGCGCAACCTGAACAAGCCAGTCGATGCTTTCAACCACGCCATCGACGCGAGCAGGTACGCGATCTTCAGCAAGGTGGGCAAGCCGAACCACGGGAAGTACCACTTGAGATAAGTTCTATCTTTGCACATACCCCTGTGCAAATGCGCGAGATCAAAGTCATAGTCCCCACCTCATGGGAGGACATCACCCTCGAGGCTTACATGAAGTTCAGCGCGATCGACACCGACGCGAAGGAGGAGTTCATCCAAGTGAAAGCCCTCGCCTACTTCTGCGGCATCAACGAGCTCGACGCGATGGACATGAAGGTGAAAGACCGGGAGGCCATCATCGCCCAGATACTCGAGGTGCTCAACAGAGAACCCGAGTTCACGCAAGCCTTCAGCCTCTTCGGTAAAGACTACGGCTTCCACCCGAACCTCGACGAGATCACCTTCGGGGAGTTTATCGACCTCGAGAAATATCAGTACAACATGGAGAGCTTGGACAAGATCATGGCGATCCTTTACCGCCCCATCGTTAGGAGCATGGGCGACCGCTATGAGATCGAGCCCTACAACGCGGACGGGGACAGCGAGGTGATCAAGAAGATGAGCGCAGGGACGGCCATCGCAGCCCTGCTTTTTTTTTATCGCATCGGAACACATTTGTCGATGCATATCCTGAAATCTTTGAGCCCCGAAGCGATGGAGGCATCGGAGGGGACAACTTCCTCAAGAAGTGGGGGTGGTTTGCAGCGATCCATCGGCTATGCGACGGAGACCCTACAAGAGCTGATTCCATCACATCACTTCCGCTTCATCGAGCGCTGTTCTGGCTTGCTTACGAGAGCGACAGGGACGAATACGAACGAAGAAGACTAAAGCAGGCACATGGCTAACTTTTACAGAATCACCGGACAGATCAGGCAGGCCATCGAGGCGACGAGCAGGGTGAACACTATCACCTTCGGCAACCTCGGGGACGTTGATCTCAACAAGCAGAACATATACCCCATCGCCCACATCACACCAGAGAATTGCACAATGAACGGAGCGACCTCGACGTGGAGCTTCAACATCAGCATCTTCGATCAGGTGGACTTCAACAAGGACGACGTGCGGGATGCGCCTGTCTCCTTCCACGGGACGGACAACGTGCAGGACATCTTAAACGACTGCGCCCTCACCTTTCACATCTGGCTCGACGAGTTCAGGAGGGGCGACCGCCACGCGGACAACCTTCAGCTCGATGGAGGGGTGACGCTCCAGAGCTTCCTCGAGACGCAGACGAACAGCCTCGCAGGGTGGAGCGCGACGATCAGCATCACCGCACCAAACGCAACGACGACCGATGGCCTCTGCTAAATTCCCACGGCTCGAGGAGGTGCTGACCGAAATGGGCGACTGGGTCGTCAAGAAGGCGAAGCAGAACCTCGGAGCACGGCAGACACGGAAGAACGTCCGCGCTAAATGGAAGAACGGCAGGCCGACAGGCTTCGAGTTCAAGAAAGCGCAGCGCGACCTCAAGGCCACGGGAAGGCTTCAGAAGTCCCTCGGCTATGAACTCAAGGAGGACGGCCAGAGCATCGTGGTCAAATACAAGGGGCTCGATTATGGCTTCTATTTAGACCGAGGCCGTTATCCATTCATGAAGGGCGTGGCGCAGGGGAGAGGCATCCCGCCCGCGAAGATGAGAGACTGGATCGACGCAAGCAGAATACAGCCCCGCGACCTCACGACCGGGCAGTTCATCGAGAAGACGGAGAGCAACATGAGGAGCATGGCCTTCTTAATGAACAGAAAAATCAAGTGGTTTGGCATCGAGCCGACGCACTTCTTCAGCGAGCCCGAGGAGCAGGCGCGTGACAAATACGAACAGAAGATAATCGAAGCCTTCGAGGAGGACATCAGAAACCAAGTGACAGCATGACGATCAACCAACAGCCCGGAGGCACGATCTACGCCTTGAGCCCTGTGATCTATCACATCAGCGACTCGGCCTACGCAGAAACGAACTTCAGGTACAAGCTCGAGGTGTACATCTGGGAGGGGGACAACCCAAGCGACAAGCCGGGGAGCGCAACCTACACCCTCACCAAGCTGCCCGACAGCAACAACGTCGGCATCTTCGACATTAGTCAGCTCATCAGGTCGCAGCTCGGCTTTGAAGAGCCCGACGCGCTGCTCAATGCGAACAGCACCCAAGTGAACAACAACACGACCGGGGCGGTGTGGGTGCAATGCACGGCAACATATACGAGCGACGACAGCACGGCCACGCCTGTAGATTCCGGCACGCGCCTCGCTGTTCGTGGCTTCACCAAATACTCGCAAGGGGTGAACTCGACCCACAGCTCGAGGGCAACGATGAGCAACTTCATCGACGGCCTTGTGATACCGAACAGCCTCCAGTTCACGACCTCCTTCCTGACAGCCACCATCGACAACCTCGTCATCGAGGGGGAGCACGGCATCGACTACGCGATCGACATGACGGGCAAGGACACCACCGAAACAACCGAGAGCCTCGTCCATGTTCTGCTCGGCTCTGACCTATATGGCCAGACGCTCGAGAAAAGGAGGCAGGACATCATCGCAGACAGCGGGACGGTCGAGTCTTTTTCCTGCGTTTACAGCTATGCAACGCAATACAATGACACCTACACCATCATCGCCAAAGATGGCGCAGCAGAACAGCGGAGGATGAGCGTGGAGGTGGCCTGTGCAGATAGGTACACGCAGTTTTTCATCGGCTTCTTGAATCGCTTCGGGGCTTATGACTACATCCCCGCACTCAAGGCAAGGGAGGACAGCGCGACCTTCGAGCGGAGGGAGTTCAACAACAGCTACCTCACCACAGCAGCCCTCGCGGTGAGCTACACCAAGACCGAAGGCACGGAGCGAATCTTTGAGGCCAACGGGCAGGAGAGCATCACCATCAACACAGGATACCAACCGGAGGACATCTGGGAGATGATCACCGACATGATGCAGAGCGAGAAGGTCTTTCTCGTCGATGGGACGACCATCACCCCCCTGATCCCCTCAAGCGGAGACGTGGCGAAGCAGAAGCACATCAACAACAAGCTCGTCAACTACACCCTCGCCTTCCGCGTGGCCAATGACCTGAAGAACATGGTGACGATATGAGCAGGGTGTCGCTAATTATTGGAGGAGTCACCGCTGACCTATACAAGGGGGAGGACATCACCCTCGTTAAGCAGGCGAAAGACCTGACAGACCTCGGGGCGACGCGGACGGACTTCTCGCGCCCGTTCACCATCCCCGCGACGGACACGAACAACGGCATCTTCACGCACTTCTACAACCTCGACATCGATGACCCCTACCCAGTACACAACAAGGCAGAGGCATCCATCAGCGTCAAGGGCGTGCAGATATTCGAGGGCGTTCTGGAGCTGATGAATGTCACGCTGAAGAACAACATCCCCGACAGCTACGAGGTAAACTTCTACGGGCGCAACAAGCAGCTCACCACCCTCTGGGGGGATGACTACCTGCGCGACATCAACATGAACCTCGACCACGCGCTGACCTACACGAACGTCGTGGCATCGTGGGGTGGCACTCTGGAGAGCGGGAAGGTGCGCTATCCGATCATTGACTTCGGCGACAGAGAGCAGGGAGCGTGGAACTACTCGACGGCAGGGATGGCGCAGAACAGCATCGCCATAGATGGGGGAGCGATACACCCGGCAGAGCTACGCCCTGCGGTGCGATTGAGCACCATCTTGACCAAGTGCTTCACGCATATCAGCAAGACCCTCACGCTCGACTCATCCATCGACGACGACAACCTCTACATGATGGGGATGGAGAAGGTCGGCAAGTTCCTCGACGGCTACGACGCACAGGTGAACGCGGAGCTCGCTGTGAGCGTATCAGCGGGGACATCTTACAACGACCTCGCAGGCTTCACAGAGAACACGGACAACGACGTCAGATTCAACGACACGACGGGCGAGTTCACAGCGGCAACCGTTGGGGACTACACCTTCAAGCTGGACTTCAGCAGCATCACCTCGGGGCGATCCTTTAACATTCGAACAATAAAGAATGGAGCAGTCGCGCCGAACGCTCCGCACCTTATCACAAGCCCCTCGGGCGTAAGGTACGAGACCATGTTCTTGCAGCAGGGTGATGTGATCAAGTTTCAAGTGCAAGAGGTGCAGGGGCTCGCCTTTACAGCGACCCTCGTCTACGACCTCATCAACTGGCCGACCTTCAAGACAGGGGCGACCATCCTGATCGAGGACGGGATGCCAGAGGTGAAGATCACCGACTTCATAGGTGGAGTGCTCAAGATGTTCAACGCGGTGCTGACCACCTCCGACGGGGTGGCCTACACCATGAGCCCCCTCACGGACTACCTCAACGCAGGGGCGACAAAGGAATGGTCGGACAAGATAGACACCTCCGTCGTCAAGATAGACAAGCAGGAAGTCCCCGAATCGGTCAAGCTGATGCACAAGGAGAGCGAAGACCTCGCAAACATCAGCTTCAAGAACGCCTTCGCCAGAGATTACGGAGCGGTCAAGTACGAGAACGCAGGCTTGTTTGACTTCACATCCGACGGCATCGAGGTGGAGAGCCCCTTCGTCATCATGCCGACAACGCTCGAGAATCAGGTGGACACGGCAGGGGTGCGCATAGGGACGACCGACCTCGAAATCTACAAGTATATGGACACGGATGGCGAGCCGATACAGGTGGAGCTGTCCCTCTTCTACTGGGCAGGATATGAGACGACCACCTTCACTTGGAAGATGGTGAACGATTCGGCCGTCGTGGTGGATCAAACCTCCTTCCCCTACTTCAGGACATGGGACGACAAGCCTGTGCTCACATCGGACAACTCGATCGCCTTCAGCATTGAGACACCCCCGAGCAGAGCGATTACGACGAACACCTTCCTCGAGAAGTACTGGAGGCCGCACCTCGACCGCATCTTCAACCCCGCGATGAGGCGCGTCCAGATGACCGCCTACCTCGACACGACGGACTGGCTGACCCTTGAGATGAACGACACCATACAGGTGGCGACGCGCCCCTACAAGATTGAGAAGATCAGCTACAACATGACGGAGGGGAGGGCGACGCTCGACCTGTTCACCTACGACGTGAAGGCGACAGCCACCCCCACCTATGCGAACGACGGCACGCTCACATGGGATCAGACCCCAACGAACCAAGAGCTCAAGCTCGCGGGGGCTCTGAAGGTGGGCAGCAACTACCTCATCAAGCCCGACGAACTATATCAGAGCAGGAGCAGAGGCATCGCACAGCAGGGAGCGATTCAGCACCTCACCTTTCTGGCGAACCCTCGCGTCTTGGACATGATCATCAACACGGACAAGAGCATCATAATGTCGACGAGCTACGAAGAAATTGTAGAGTACGACACAAGCACCTTCGACCAATGCACCTGCTTTACGAAGAACCTCACGACGGGGCGCATGACCCACAACGACACCTTCATCACCGAGATTTTCTTCCACGCCTCCTTCAACAACGAGACGACCAAAGACCTCCAGTTCGCTATCCTTGTGAACGGGGTCGAGAGTAACTTTGTGGCATTCGAGCCGAACGGGTCGAGCGAGGTCATGATTGTCGGCCTGCTTCATTGTTACGCAGAGGACTACATCAGCATCGGAGTCAAGAAGGTGGCAAGCGGCAACACGACGCTCACGATCACGGACGCTTCATTCATAGTCAAAAGGGCATGATCACGGAAATCATCAAGCTGCTCCAGATGGAGGAGCACAAGGGAATAAGTAAGGACGTTGAAATCGCGAAGGGCAGGCACTACCTCCCGACCACATGGAGGGGCGCGGTGAAGGCTATCAAAAGAATGACATGGCGAACGAAGTTATAATCGAGCTCATCGCCCGGACGCAAGCAGCCGAGGGCAAGATCAAAGACCTCGAGGGGAAGCTCAACGAGACGAAGAAGACCACCGAGGAGGCGACAGCAGCCACAAAGGGCATGACCAATCAGCTCGACAAGATGACGGGCGGGGCGGTGACAGCCTTCAGGGGCATCGTGAACGGAGCGAAGAGCGGGGTCGTGGCCATGACCACCCTGAAGGGAGCGATCGCAGCCACAGGCATCGGCCTGCTCGTCGTCGCTGTGGGGTCATTGGCGACCATGTTCAGCAAGACGCAAGAGGGTGCGGAGATGTTCAACAAGATCACCGCAGGCATCGGGGCGACCATCAATGTGGTCATCGACCGCATCAGTATGCTCGGCAAAGCGATCACTTTGGTCTTCAAGGGAGAGTTCAGGGAGGCCGCGAATCTGGCAGCGGAAGCCGTCAGAGGAGTGGGCGACGAGATAGAAAGAGAGACAAGGCTCGCCATTGGCCTCGCAGAAGCCACAGATCAGCTCGAAAAGAAGGAAGCGGAGATGATACTCACTTCGGCAAAAAGAAGGGCGCAGATCGAAGATTTAAGGCTTGCCGCTGAAGACCAAACGAAGAGCAGAAAGGAGCAGGCCGCAGCACTCCGCGAAGCCATACGCCTCCAGAGGGAAGAAGCAGACGAGCAGATCGAGATCGCAAGGGAACGCGCCCGCATCATTGCCGAGGAGGTGGCCATGAGTGAGAGCCTGACCGAGGACATCAAGAGGCAGAGGGAGGCCGAGGCTGAACTCTTCGACCTTGAGAGGCGCAGGGATAAGCGACTGAAGGAGATGATCACCCGCCTGAACTCATTGAGCAAAGCCGAGCAGCAGCAGACGCAGAGCATCGAGGACAAGATTAAGGCCATGAAGGAGGCCATCGCGATGGAGGAAGAGGACGAGGCGATCATGGAGGAGAACTTCAACGCAGAGCTCGACCGACAGATCGAGATGGACAAGGCGAGGAAGAAGGCACACCTCGAGCGCATCGACGAACAGATCAAAGAGGGGGAGATCGCGGAGCAGATCGCCAAGCAGAAGCAAAGGACGGAGGAGCAATTTGCAGAAGCAAGGGTCGCCCTCGCACAGACTGGGCTGAACGTCATCGGTGAGATATTCGGACGAGAGAGCGCAGCAGGCAAGGCCGCAGCCATCGCCTCGGCAACCATCGACACATACAAGGCATTCACGAACGCGCTCGCCAATACGCCCCTGCCACCTCCCGGGCCACAGATTGCGGCAGGATTGACCCTCGCCTCGGGCTTCGCACAGGTTCGCAACATCTTGAGCACGCCCATCCCCAACGGCTTCGGAGGCGGTGGCGGTGCATCAGCAGGCAGAGGGGGCGCACCCACGCCCACCCTCCCGAACGTCTCCATCTTGGGAGGCAATGAAGCGATGACACAGGCCACCCGATCGCTCGCCCAGTTCGGGAAGAAGCCGACCCGCGCCTATGTGGTCAGCGGGGAGATGACAGACAACCAAGCACTCGACAGAAGAATTGAACGAAACGCCTCCTTCGGATGAAAGCAAAACTGAAGACAATCCTCGAATCTTATAGCGACTATCCTGAAGCTGTAAGCAACAACGCCAAGCGGGGCATCGCCCTGAACGCTCGGGTCAAGAACAAGTGCGCGACGCAGACCGGGAAGATAAGAGCGCAGCAACTCGCACAAAAAAAACCCATCACAGAGGCTGTGATCCGTCGGATGTACTCCTATTTGAGCAGAGCAGAAACGTACTACGACGAGAGCGACACCAAAGCCTGCGGGACTATCTCTTACCTCCTCTGGGGAGGCAAGGCAGGGAAGCGGTGGGCAGCGTCCAAGCTGAAGGAGCTCGGCATCGAACTGGCAGAGATCGGTGAGCGTGGAGGATATAAAAGAAAGAAATGAGCTACCAGAAACCCATCGGCAACAAGTCCCTCACATGGGGGCGTTCAGGCAAGAGAGGAGGGCGCAGGGCGTGCCTCTGTGAAGACAACACCTACAAGATCGAGTGCTGTCAGGGCTACCTCCTGAACCAAGGCATCGGGGACGTGTACGGAGCTAATGACTAATTTTGCACCATGAAGATCATTGAGCTGATAATGATGGAGGACGAGAAGCGTGCCGGAGTGGACACGATCAGCCTCGTCTACGACCCCGCGATCGAGGAGAACTTTGTCGCCTTATCCAAGCAGCAGGAGGGCAGGGTCGCCCTCTCCTCCGAGTATATGCGCATGACCTTGAGCGACGCAGACAAGCGCATCGTGACAGGCGCGGCACTCGTCCCCAACAAGCCCATCTACCGCAACGACGGAGGGGATGAATATTACATATACTTCAGCAAGGACACCACCCGCAAGGCGTCGGAGAGCTTCCTGAAGAACGGCTACCAGAGGAGCACCAACCTCGAGCACGAAGAGGGCGACAGGCTGAAGGGCGTGAGCGTCGTCGAGTCTTGGATCATCGAGGACGAGGTGAACGACAAGAGCAAGTTCTACAAGATGAACCTCCCCGTCGGCACTTGGATGGTATCGATGAAGATCGACAATGATGAGGTCTGGAAGGAGTACATCAAGGAGGGCAAGGTGCGCGGCTTCTCCATTGAGGGGTGGTTCGTCGATAAGATGAAGACAAGGACGAAGACCGAGCAGGCGCGGCTAAAGACCGCAGTATCCTGAATCGCAGTCACTGAAATCGTCGAAGGAGAGCTCCATCTGTAGCTTCGCTTTGATTATGTCGCGATATTTCACGTCGCTGCGCCATTGACCCTTGCGCTCTCTTTCTTCCTGCTTTGCAAACCACTCCATCTTCTCGGGGTGCTCTTCTGCCATCTTTCGCAAGAATATCGGATTTCGATGAAAGCACCCGACACAGTTGTTGAAGGGCGCGAAGTACACATCTGTGTTCTTGTCCCAGTATGCCTGAATTTCGTCCTTGAAGATGCCGTTCTCGATTAAGGGGAACGACGGCTTCTGCCACTCGACCATCTCCCACTTGTTCTGACCTCTGACATTTTTGCCGAAGGTAGCCTTGAACTCAAGCAGGCCGTTCTCGTTTGTCTTTGCCTGCATTGTCTTCGCTCTCTTCCCTTCGTTTGCCCTGAATCCGATCTGCATCCGTATAGGCTCGCCAATGTGTTCAGCCCACCAGTAGAATATCGGCTTGAGCTTCATCTCTGTCGTGCAGAACCTCGTCACCTTGTTGGGCAGATAGTTCCCCCGCTTCTCGATCACATCCTCATAAGGGTCACCGCTCACCCAATGGATATGATGCCCGAGGTGTTGCTCAAGGTCGAGGATGGTGTAGATGATTTCGTCGTCTTCCAATGTGCCGACGAAGGGCTTCTCAATGTAGTCTTCGATCATGAGCCTGATGTTCCTGTGAGGGAATTGGCAGGACTTGTCCATCGTTCGCACAAGGGAAAAGACATTGTAATCGGTCGGATAATTAGCCGCCAGATATGCGGAAGTTCTGCCCCCGCTTATCGATGTGCATGACTTCATTGAATAGGGTGTTTTTTGCTTGACGCTTCAAATATCGCATTTTTTTATATTTGTGAAAACCAACACAATGGCAGGCAGCGAATCAAAGCCCGAGGGCGAACTCGTCAAGAAGTACATCGAGAAGTACCTCGACGACCTCAATGATAAAGCCGAACCACTCGGCAAGAAGACGCTCGCCCGCATCATTGTAAGAGACAACCCCGAGATGTTCACTGAGGACGACGTGGACAATGTCCGACGGATTATTCGCTACTACACCGGGCAGGGGGGCGAGAGGCAAAGGAGCAAGAAGATCATGGACGCGCCACCCGCTCACAGGGGTGCAGCGCAGATAAGGGGCAAGAGCATCCCCGAGAGCCATGCCCGCAGGCACAAGCCCTTTGAGATTGAAGGCAAGCGCATCGGCATCATCAGCGACGTACACATCCCATACCACGACCCCGCAGCCATCTGCGCAGCTCTGGACTACTTTCAGAAGAAGGAGGTGGACACCATCCTGATGAATGGCGACATCCTCGACTTTTGGAAGATCAGCCGATTCTTAAAGAAAGGCAACAAGCCCGACCTCGTTGAAGAGATCGAGGCGGGGCGTGAGTTCCTCGAGTGGCTGCGGTGGCAGTTCCCCGAGGCTCGCATATATTACAAGCTCGGAAACCATGAGGCGCGGTGGGAGCTCTACCTCTGGGAGAAGGCGGGAGAGATGGCCAAAGCCCTTGAGATGGAGTTCGGGCAGTCGCTCGGCTTCGCCCAGTTCCTACACCTTGAGGAGCATGGCATCATCTACATCCCCGACAACCAACAGATCAAGGCCGGGAAGCTGAACATCATCCACGGCCACGAGTTCGGGGGGAGCTTCTTCAACCCAGTCAATGCAGCGCGGGGGCTGTTTATGAGAGCGAAGGCTTCGGTGCTTGCAGGGCACAACCATCAGACGAGCGAGCATCAAGAGGGCAATATCAACGGGGACGCCATCGCCTGTTGGTCTACGGGCTGCCTGTGTGAACTCGCTCCAGAGTACCGCCCCTTTGCTTTTACGAAGTGGAATCTCGGTGCGGCATGGGTTGAGGTGTACGAGGACGGGAGCTTCATGGTGGACAACTTTAGAATCATTGAAGATGCAGACGGACTTTACTCGATCCGATAAAGAGCGCGTCCCTGTCGCCTGCCACCTCTTCCACAAGGGCTGCGACTGCGCACCAACGGAGGCCATGAAGTGCCACATCGTGGAGCTCGAGAGGCGCAGGAAGATGGGCATCGACACCATTAAGAAGCCAAAGGGAGGGCAATGATGGCAAGAGCCACCTCAAGGGCTTTATCCACAGGCACTTTCGAAAATTAAAGCCAAGCCCCTCAATGTAGGGGTCTTTTTTTATCTGACCTTTGTGACATTAAACTCGACCTATGTCCATCATTCAGAAAATCTTTTCAGCATTGAACGCTGACGAGAAGCAGGCGGTGAAGACCGAACTGGCTCAAGCCGAACTCAAGGAAGGCACAACCATCGAGGCCGACAGCTTCGAGGAGGGTCAGGCTGTTTTCATCGTTACCGAAGACGGGGAGAAGATACCGATGCCAGAAGGCACATACGAGCTTGAGGATGGCCGCAAGGTAGAGGTGAACGACAGCAGCATGATCGTGAGCATCGGCACAGGAGAGGAGGCTGAAGGCGAAGGCGAGGCCGAAGCCGAGGTCGAGCAGGAGGCGAAGGAAGAGATGAGCGAGGAGGCCGAAGGCGAAGCGCCCAAGGAAGAGGAGCTGAAGGAAGACGAGAAAGAAGAGATGGGCGACATGGACAAGCTTCGCGAAGAGCTGCGCCAATACGTCCGCGAGGTGGTCATGGAGGCCATGCAGGAAAAAGAAGAGATGAGCAGCGAAGAAGGCGAAGCCGCTCCCGAGGCAGCAGCCGAAGAGACTGAAGAGAAGGCCGAGGAGAAGCCCGAGGAGGTCGCTGTCGAAGCGTCTGCCCAGAAGGTCACCGCAAAGATTAAAGTGAAGCCCGAAGGCACTCGCCCCGACTCAATCGATTGGTTCAAGCCAAGTGCACGGAATACCACGATGGGCAACGTGCTGAAGCACATGAACAAGTAAGACACTTAAAACCCAAAACCCAAACGAATGGCAACTACATTCACAGACACAGGCGTATCATACGCAGGTGAATTTGCAGGCAAGTACATCAGTGCAGCCCTGCTTTCAGGACAAACCCTCGCGAACGAGGAGATCACAATCATGCCGAACGTCAAGTTCAAGGAAGTGGTTCAGCAAGTCACTACTGGCACGCTGTTGGCCGATGCCACCTGCGACTTCACAGCGAGCAGCTCCATCACTTTGGAGGAGCGCGTGATCGAGCCCTTGGAACTTCAAGTGAACCTCGAGGTTTGCAAGAGCTCATTCTACAACAACTGGCAAGCTTTGGAGATGGGCTTCTCTGCTCATCACGACCTCCCCGCGAGCTTCGAGGACTTCTTGATCGCTCACGTTGCCGAGAAGGTAGCGCAGGAGGTTGAGTACCACCTCTGGCAAGGAACAGACGGGTCGGGCACTTATCAGCGTTTCGACGGCTTCGCGGAGCTCGTTGGAACTGATGCCAACCTTCCCGCAGCGCAGGAGGTAGCAGGCACAACAATCACCGCTTCAAACGTGGTTGATGAGTTGGGCAGCATCTTGGACGCTACTCCCGAGGCTGTTTACTCTCGCCCGGACTTCAAAATCTACGTTGCGCCAAACATCGCCCGCGCTTACATGAGAGCATTGGGTGGATTCGCGGCCATCGAGTACGGCACACCTACAACCGCAGCAGCAAGCCCCGGCTCTGGATACAACAACCAGATGAGCGTCGGTGCGAAGCCGATGAACTTCGAGGGCGTTGATCTTTGCCTCGCTCCCGGTATGGCTTCAGGCAAGGCAATCGCCACAACCAAGAGCAACCTGTTCTTCGGTACTGGACTGCTGAACGACGCCAATGAAGTGCGCCTCATCGACATGAGCCAGTTCGACGGATCGCAGAACGTCCGCGTCATCATGCGAATGACCGCAGGCTGTCAGGTTGGAGTGATCGAGGATGTGGTTACCTACGGCATCACGAACTCTGCCAACTAAAAGCGACTGAATAGACAATTCAAGGGGGAGGGCGTGAATCCCTCCCTTTTTTTTTCACTCTAAAAAGACAAAAAGAAAATGGCTTGCAACTTAACACTCGGACGGAAAGAGCCTTGCAAAGATGTGGTCGGTGGGATCAAGAAAATCTACCTGATCAACTTCGAGCCGTTGACCTTGACAGAGGTGAGCGGTGAGGTGACTGACATCGCAGACGCTGCCGGGACGGCTGACGTTGATGCAGTAGTCTACGAGGTGCGCCATGCATCCTCCCTGACCACGAACATCAACAGCTCACGCGAGACGGGCACGACCTTCTTCGAGAGCACCCTTGAACTGACCTTCAAGAAGCTCTCCCAAGAGGACAACGCAGAGCTCGCGATCATGGCACACGGACGCCCTCACATCGTCGTAGTGGACAACAACGACAACAGGATGATCGTCGGCCACGAATACGGCTGCGAGGTAACTGGAGGCACTTTGGTGACAGGCAACGCGATGGGCGACCTCTCGGGCTACACCCTGACCTTCACTGCACAGGAGCGCACTCTTCCCAAGTTCATGGACAACGCCTTGACTGAATCAACCTTCGAGGCTCTCCTCGGAACGGTAACTGAAGGAACAAATTCGTAACTTGCACCCCGACACATGGAGCTGATCTGCTCCTCGTTGGTGTTGGTTTATTGTTTGACAAGGGAGGGCGCGAAGCCCTCCTTTTTTTTATCAACATACCCAAGCGACTCAACAAGCCTCTGAATGCTTTAACTTTGTGAAAACCACAAGGGACAGATGCACATCTTGACAAGCAGTCAGACGGATTTGCAAACCATCAAGTTCGCACCGCGATCCATTGGTGCGCTCCAGTACCTTCTCCACCTTCAGGAGGAGGAGAGCGGCACGACCTTTCAGATGATCGGCTACGGGCTACAAGACGACAGCTACGTCAGCATCACCCGAACTTTTCCCCTTTATGAGAATTTGTACTACTACCTCCGGGTGTTCCGCTTGCCCTCTGGGGCTTTGTCTTCTACCATGTCAGCCCTCGACGAGCCAACCATCTACAGAAAGAGGGTGACGGACGACCTCGAGGCGGCAGAGGGATGGGAGGAGAGCGTCTTTCAATGCGTTTCAAATCTTGTTGACCCTTACACTTCAAAGACGAGAAGGCAGGCGAATGAACTCGTAACTTCGTACATGAGCAGCGGGGAGATATTGAACGAAATTTACCGGGGCAAGGTGTTCTGCACAAACAGCACCGACCTTCAGGACTTCAGCGTCTACGATAAGACGCCAATGACGCAGCAACCGCTCGACAATACAGCCAAATGGGTGACAATTTGAAGATATTAAAGCTCGCGAGCTACACCTCCCCGAAGGTGTCAGAGAAGCCGAAGAACGCGTGGGTCGAGTACGGAGAGGACAACAACTTCTATCAGTACCTGATTGACCTCTTCCACTCTTCGCCAACGAACAACGCAGCGATTCAAGGGATCAGCGACCTCATCTATGGCGAGGGCATGGAGGCAGCAGAGGGGAGCAGCCTCGAGGCGTATGTGAACTTCATCAAGATATTCCAAGCCGAGGACGTGCGCAGGGTATGCCACGACCTGAAGCTCTTCGGCCACGCATCCTTTCAGCTCACCCTCGACAAGGGTCAGGTGGTGGGAGCGTTCCACATCCCCCGCAACTATCTGCGCCCTGCGAAGGTGAACGACGAGGGAGAGGTGGACACCTTCTACTTCTCGAACGACTGGAGCAAAGCAAAGAGCCCCAAGTTCGCCCCTCAAGCCTTCCCCGCGTTCGGGCATCAGGCAGCAGGCGACGACGTGGCCATCTTGAGCGTGGAGAGTTACAGCCCCGGCTCTGTTTACTTCTCCCCTGTGGACTATCAGGGCGGCCTTCAATATGCAGAGCTCGAGGGAGAGATCGCGAACTACCACCTCAACAACATCAAGAACGGCCTCGCTCCGTCCATGATGATCAACTTCAACAACGGAGTGCCACCCATCGAGGAGCAGTTCGAGATCGAGCGCGACATCCTCGCGAAGTGGGGAGGGTCATCCAACAGTGGCAAGGCCATCATCGCCTTCAACGACAGCCCAGACAACGCGGCAACGATCGAGGCGGTGCAGCTATCCGATGCGCACAATCAGTATCAGTTCCTCTCGGACGAGTGCATCAGGAAGGTCATGGTGGCGCATAGGATCACATCTCCGATGCTTTTAGGCATCAAGGACAACACAGGGCTCGGAAACAACGCGGAGGAGCTACAAGTCGCCTATGAGCTTTTTAAGAACAGCGTCATCAAACCCTTCAGGCATCTGGTGACAGAAGCAGCCGAGAGCGTCATGGCGCACAACGGGCAGGAGATCGAGCTGTACTTCAAAGACCTCTCCCCTGTCATGATGGAGGCAAGCGCAACGCCTGCGAAGCTGAACAAGGTCGAGATGTCAATCGAAGCCCCTCACTTCAGCGAGACAGCGGAGGAGGCATGGCTGAAGTACCTCGAGGACAAGGGCGACAAGGTAGACCTCGACGAGTGGGAGCTTGTCCATGAGGAGGAGGTGACAGACCCCGATGAACCAGACGGGGAGGTCTTCAAGTTCTTCAAGAGATTCAGCGACCCCGAGGAGAAGAGCCGCCACGATGGGGGCATCTACAAAATCCGCTACCGCTACGACCCCAAGAGAACCAAAGACAATAGCAGGACATTTTGCAAGAACATGGTCGCCAACGCAGAGCAGGGCGTATACTACCGCAGGGAAGACATCGAGAAGATGAGCAGCGCAGGAGTGAACTCCGAGTTCGCACCCAAAGGATCGTCATCTTATTCCATCTGGCGGTTCAAGGGTGGAGTGAATTGTCACCATCGTTGGTTTAGGATGATCTTCAAGCGCAAGCAAGTGGGCGGCAAGGTCAAGCCATTGGACGAAAGCGAGAAGGGAACAACGCGCAGAGACATCGAGGACAACTATAAGCGCACAAGCGAGGGCGCAGCGAAGAGCGCAGGGGTGCAGAACATGAACCCCGCAGGCTACGATGATGCGAAGACGCGCCCGATTGATATGCCAAACCAAGGGAGACGATGAGCGACGTTCTGTTTATACAACGCGAAGACCTGATCCGCTACACGCTGATAGGTGGCAACGTGGACACCGACAAGATCATCCCACACATCAAGGTGGCGCAGGACATCCACATCCTCCCCATCCTCGGGACAAAGCTCTACGAGAAGCTCCAGAGCGACATCAGCGGCAGCACATTGGCGGGGAACTACTCGACCCTGCTGACCGACTTCGTGCAGCCCTGCCTCATTCATTTAGCCGCTGCGGAGTTCTACCAGTTCCACGCCTACGAGGTGAGCAACGCGGGGGTGTTCAGGCATCAGAGCGAGAACGCGACCACGCCCTCCATCGATGAGCTTCAGGCATTGATCACCAAGCAGACGGATGTGGGCGACCACTACAAGAGGCGGCTCGTCGATCACCTCGAATACTATCCCACCCGCTTCCCGGAATACACGGCAGCGCAGGAGGATGGGATGCATCCGAATCATTCACGCAGGTCAAATCGTTGGGTCTACTGATATGGCAAACAGCAATAATTGGGGCGAGATATACAAGTCCACATGGTGGGGGGACAAGGCATGGAGCGCGAACACGCTCTTCATCGATTCAGCACCTCCCGGCTTTGGGCTGAACCTGCTGAAGGCTTCGGAAGACATGAACATCACTCGCGACTGGAGTCAGTTCCTTATTTCAGTTGCGGCCAATAGCACAGACGAGGCAGCTCCCGACGGCACAGATACAGCCGAAAAGCTAACCTTCACGGACGCACCGCAGTCAAGGATTCAGCAGCAGATCGCCCTCGAGGCAAACACGACCTACACCTTCAGCGTCTACGCAAAGGTGCGGACGGGCACGAAGGCCTTCAGGCTTCGCAATGTAACTCTCGGTCAGGCGCAACAATTCACAGCGGACACATCTTGGGGGCTGAACCCAGACGATGGACGCTACTCCTTCAGCTTCACAACGGGAGCGACAGCGATCACCCACACCTTGAGTATTCAGAACGCAGCATCGGCAGGCACGGGAGAGGTCTTCTTCTGGGGCGCGATGTTGAACGAAGGAGCGACAGCGGGCGACTATGTGAAGACAGAGGCATCGGTCGGCGGCAGCGCACCCGCGCCTGCATATAGCGGCTTCGGCGATGCTTTCGGAGGGGTTACTGCTTACTACTCATTGCGCCAATTTACCGAGGCTGAAACGCTCAACGCTATACGGGTGCGGAGGTCATCGGATGACACCGAGCAAGACATTGGGTTCGATGCTAACGGGGACTTGGATAGTACGGCTCTCCTTGCTTTTGTGAATGAGGAATACACCATCGCAGATGAGGACTTTTCAAGTAGCACGGGGTGGACATTGGGAACGGGTGTAAGCATAGCCGATGGGGTTATGTCTTTCCTAAACGCCACAAGTTCAGATACAGCCTACAAAAATTTCGGAGTACCCGATGCAGCGGGTATAAAAATTCGGGTGTCATTTACCATTAGCAACTATTCGGGTTCGGGAGCGATTCAATTCAAGAAGTACGGTATCGGTGTAAGTTTTGTTGAAACAGGGGATGGGGCAGGAACGCTAAGGAGTGGAAATGGTACTTACACGGAAGAACTAACATTCTCATCAGTTAATACCAACTCAAATTGGGGGTTGGAGGTAAGCGGTAGTTTCACGGGTGATATTGACGATTTTGAGGTGGTGCAGATTACCGCAGATGGACATGTAACAACTTGGTACGACCAAACGGGCAACGGCAACGATGCGACCAAC